CCTTTTCATCCAGAAATCGGATCTACTATTGGTGGTTTGTTATTTGAGCCGGTGAATCTTTTTACTGGACTTGCAATTAAAAATGAAATTGAAAGAGTCATTCAGAAGTTTGAGCCTAGAGTAAATGATGTGACAGTTCAGGTCATCGATGAAAGTGATAACAACGCATATCTGATTACAGTCGGCTTTAATGTATTATATGATACCAAGTCAGAAATTCAATTTTATTTAAACCGTTTAAGATAATAATATATGGCAACTAGCAGGCAGAGCGTTAATGTAACAGAACTTGACTTTGATCAGATTAAAAAGAATCTGATTACATATTTCTCTGATGTCGATTCACCATTTAAAGATTGGAATTATTCTGGTTCTGGTCTGAATGTGCTATTAGATATGCTGGCTTATAATACTCATTATAATGCTGTTCTGGCTCATATGTCTATTAATGAATCTTTTATCGATTCAGCTCAACTTAGATCCTCCGTTGTGTCCAATGCCAAACTTCTTGGTTATATTCCAAGCAGTAATTCAGCTCCATTAGTAACCGCAACGGTATCTTTTATTCGTTCAGCTGAGGGTGAAGCAGGTTCAATCACATCGATTGCTTTACCTAAAGGATCATCGTTCATTACGAAATTGAATGATAATTCGTACACATATGTAACTTTAGATGAAGAAATTCTACCTTACGATTCTGGAACTGGTAAATTCACTAAGCTGATTTCTCTATATCAAGGATCACTTGAAAAGAAAACATTTCAGGTTAATAATGTCAATGCGAATAATGCTTATCAATTAGATGATACAAACATCGATTTGAATACAATGATTGTAAAAGTATATGGAACTGGTAATACATCAGAGGCCGAAGTCTTTACAAAATTCACGGATATTTCTGCTGTGGATGGTGACTCTGCGATATATTCGATTGCAGAAAATTCTCTGGGTCTGTATGAGATCAAGTTTGGTAACGGCATCTTTGGTAAGAAGCTGAACAACCTGAGTCGAATCGAAGTTGAATATTTAAGCACTGCTGGTTCTGCTTCTAATGGAGCAACTACTTTTGGATTCATGGATGCGATTCCAACTTATGTTACTTCAAATCCATCCATCGTTCCTACCGCTTCCTCGTCTGGTGGTAACATGAGAGAGTCTATTGATTCGATTCGTAACAACGCTCCTCTTTCATTCATTACTCAGAATCGTGCTGTCACTGCCGATGATTACAAGACTCTGATCTATAAGAACTATGCTTATGCTCAATCGATTTCGGTCTGGGGTGGTGAAGATAATGATCCTCCACAATATGGCAAGGCATTCATTTCGATTAAGCCATATGACCCTCAGTTGTTCTTGACTGCTTCTCAGAAAGTTGAGATTAAGGAGATGTTAAAATACAAAAAGGTTCTTTCTATTATTCCAGAATTAGTTGATCCAGAGTATATCTACATCACTTTAGATGTTCTCTTTAAGTACAATAAAAATGCCGTGAATGTTTCTAAGGGAGAACTTGAAGCTGGTGTCCGATCAGTTATTTCACAATACAATGTGGCTAACCTTGAATCATTTAATGGCGTATTCCGCCAGTCTGCTTTGTCAAGACAAATTGATACATATTCTCCAGCTATTCTGAACTCATTAATCCGAGTGTTTGTCTCAAACACGTTCACTATTGATCCAGAGAATCCACTCAAGACTACAATTAAATTTGGAACCTCTCTAATTGCAGATCAAGGTCACGTAATTGTCGGAGCAACACCATGGGTTTCAAAGGGAGTCAATATCTATCTTGGTGATGAAGAAGGCCCAACTACTTCGACTAGAAATATCTACACATATTATATCCAAGATTCCGAAAGAAAAAAGCTTGCTTATTCTGTTGGTTCACTTGATATGAAGACTGGAGTTATGGTATTGGAAGCATTTTATGCTGACTATCTTGTCAATGTAACTCTTGATTTAATTCCAGATTCTAATGATATTGCTCCTAATAAGAACCAGCTTCTGATTATTAAAGATAATAATGTCAATGTGTCTGGCGAGGTTGATGCCATCGCGGTTGGTGGTTCAAGTCGTTCAGTTGAGTATGTAACATTCAAAAGAGATAGGTAATAATGCTATTAAGTGTCGCCAATGCAAGCTCTCCTCGTAATGTTGAGAGTGCAAAATTAACTCAGTTGTTACCAGAGAATATTCAAAGGAATGCTGGTAATCTAATTGAATTCATTCAGTATTATTATGATTATCTGAATACTGTTGGACTTCCTTCGTATGAGATTGCCAGCATTACATCCGATAAAGATATTGATAATGAATCTAATCGGTATCTAAGTTCAATTAAGAATTTAATTGCAAGGAGTGTTCCTAATTCTCCAGTATTAGATACCGTTGATCTATTCAAGACGATTGTTAAATATTATAATACTCGCGGTTCTGAAGATTCTATTATTACATTCTTCAAGCTGTTCTTGAATGAGATTGTCACCGTTTCTTACCCTAAAGATAAATTGTTTGATCTATCTTCTGGCGATGGTGCTTGGTTAAAACCGATGCCCGTTGACGGTGTTCCTATTAGCACAACTGGTCCATATATTTTAGTTGGTAATCTAACTACCGGTTGGTTTAGCGCGAATCCCACAACAAAAATATATCAGGTTGGCACTGTTTATGGAAGACCATCATATCAAGGTCTAACATCAGGGTCAGTGGTTCAGCAAGCGGTGTCTTGCTATTTTGATACTTTTTTTAATTGTTGGGTTATTCGTGATGTAATTGCCGGATCTCTTTGGAAATCAGATGTGGACGTTGCTGGTTTATTTTCGACACCAGATCTAGCGACTGGGTGGTATCCAGCAGTTGGTTCGACTGGAATACCATATATTACATTATATTCTGGTTTAGAATTTGCAACATTTCCAGCACCACTAGGAAATGAAAATAATTGGTCTTCTGATTTAGTTATTGATACCAATACCAATACAGTATATAAAGTAAAAGATTTAACATTAACAACTGCTAAATGGCAGAAAGCTAAATCTATTGTTGGCCCACCAATAGACAGTATCGTTCATTATTATGATGTAACTGCATATAATTCAACGCCTCTTGGACATGGAACATCACCATCTACTTATAGAAGTATTTATATTCCACGATTATTTTCAGTTTCATTTACCGATTATTCTAATTATACAGATACTGGTAACCTTTCGAATTATAATGTTATCTTGACGAGAAACAGCATTACTAATACAGTGGTATTATTAGATAATAGGTATGGTGCCAAATGGACTGCTTCGTTAGGTTTTAACCAATTACAACCTGACCCAGGAACTTTTGGTATTGCTAATATCAGTTTTGTGTTTCCAACTGGCACACGATTACCCAGAGAATCAACATCATATACTACAGATTATCTTCCTGATATTGTAATCGATTCAAATACTGGAATATATTATAAGGGTGTTATTTTAAATAATATTCCAATGACTCCTTATTATAATTGGGTTAAATGGACTGTGACTAATGAACTATCAACACAATGGTCATACTTCGACAGTCACGGTTTTGTCTCCGATGAAAATAAGATTCAAGACAGTTATTATTGGCAGAACTTCTCTTATGTGATTCAGACTGAAAATGATTCATCCAAGTGGAGACAAGATTTCTTGAAGTTTGTTCACCCTGCTGGACTTCAACTCTTCACATCATTGCTTCTTCAACTTTCAGAGTCTAATATCTGGACCAATGAATTGATCTATAATGAAGAAACTATTAGTAATGGCACATGGTTAAAAAATCTTACAACGCCATTTGCTCTATCTGGTGGAACGAATCTTACTTCACTTCATACTCCAAAATTCCAACCAGGTTGGTTCAGAGATTCGGCATTATATATCCTTGCACAATATCTTCGTGGTAATGATAATCTTTATAATGCATTTTTTGAATGTGCGCTTCATTTACTTTCTACCAATGAACAGGCTATCTCAAGTAGGAATTCATATGTAAGAAGTGCATTTAATTCGTGGTTGAAGTTCACTGATGAATCTGAGATTGGTGCTGGATTCTTAGATTTTACCACGAATGATTTCTTGAATGATTCTTCAGACATTCTAAGATCATATAATATATCATCATTTGTATCAATCGGTAATACATCAATTGGTGCATTCGGGTTAATACTTGAAGATGAAAGCGGTTTGATAACTGGAGAGAATTCAGGAACTATATTAAACGAATAAATAGTGTATACTAACATATGAATTTAAAAATATCCCAACTGACCCAGACTAATGCGATTATAAGTACCGACTTGGTCACGGTAGTTGATGTCAATGATAAGTCGATGGCTTCATCTGGCACAAACAAAAAGATGACGCTGAAGCAGTTCGCTGAGTCAGCTATTCCTAGTGTGAGTAATGAAACCATTAATGGTAGTAAGATAATCAGGGGAACAATTACTGCTGATAGATTAGCACCTGGTGTGATTCCTACGATCACAAATCAACCGGGCCAAATCGTTGATACCACCAAAATCGACACCGCTCTTGCTGATCTTAATGCACGATTATCCCAATTAAAAAATAAAATTACACCTGGAACCCAGTTATACGCTGATGAAATTGGAGCAAATATAATTACAACATTTAATTTATATGCTGATAAAGTAACTGCAAATACTGTGCTCGTAGGCGATTTAAGTGCTAGAGTTGGTGAGATTGGCACTCTATATACAAATTTACTTGAGACTGTTAATCTAAAAGCTAGTACTGCCGCAGTTGGTAATTTGTATGCAACAACAGCTAATGTTGTTTCACTCCTTGCTGATTATGTAAAGACAGATAAGCTTGTTACAGAAATTGCAACTATTAATACTGCTATTATTAAAAAAGCTACTATTACTGATCTTGATAGTGCAATCGCAAATATTAATGATTTGAGAGCTGACGTTGCCTCTGTTAACAGTCTAGTTGCTCAAAAAGCTACTTTTACTGATCTTGTCACTGAAAGAGGTAGAATCACTACTTTAAATTCTAACTATGTTACTGTAGATGGCAAGTTAACTGCTTCGAATGCTAAAATCGCTAATCTTGAAACTGACTATGTTACTGTATCTAGTAAGTTAACTGCTGCCGAGGGTGAAATTACAACTCTTAAAACTAAAAGAGTTACTACAGATGATCTTCAGGCTGCTACAGGTAGGATCTTAAAACTTGAAAGTAGTAGCATTTCGACTGGTAATTTTGAAGCATATTCTGCTACAATTACTAGACTTGAAGCTGATGTTGCTAAAATCGCTAATCTTGAAACTGACTATGTTACTGTATCTGGTAAGTTAACTGCTGCCGAGGGTGAAATTACAACTCTTAAAGTGGAGAAAGCTACTTTAGCTGATCTTGTCACTGAAAGAGGTAGAATCACTACTTTAAATTCTAACTATGTTACTGTAGATGGCAAGTTAACTGCTTCGAATGCTAAAATCGCTAATCTTGAAACTGGCGTTGCCTCTATTAACACTCTAGTTGCTCAAAAAGCTACTTTTACTGATCTTGTCACTGAAAGAGGTAGAATCACTACTTTAAATTCTAACTATGTTACTGTAGATGGCAAGTTAACTGCTTCGAATGCTAAAATCGCTAATCTTGAAACTGACTATGTTACTGTATCTAGTAAGTTAACTGCTGCCGAGGGTGAAATTACAACTCTTAAAACTAAAAGAGTTACTACAGATGATCTTCAGGCTGCTACAGGTAGGATCTTAAAACTTGAAAGTAGTAGCATTTCGACTGGTAATTTTGAAGCATATTCTGCTACAATTACTAGACTTGAAGCTGATGTTGCTAAAATCGCTAATCTTGAAACTGACTATGTTACTGTATCTGGTAAGTTAACTGCTGCCGAGGGTGAAATTACAACTCTTAAAGTGGAGAAAGCTACTTTAGCTGATCTTGTCACTGAAAGAGGTAGAATCACTACTTTAAATTCTAACTATGTTACTGTAGATGGCAAGTTAACTGCTTCGAATGCTAAAATCGCTAATCTTGAAACTGGCGTTGCCTCTATTAACACTCTAGTTGCTCAAAAAGCTACTTTTACTGATCTTGTCACTGAAAGAGGTAGAATCACTACTTTAAATTCTAACTATGTTACTGTAGATGACAAGTTAACTGCTTCGAATGCTAAAATCGCTAAACTTGAAACTGACGTTGCCTCTATTAACAATCTATATGTTAAGACAGCAAATATTGACACTTTAATAGCTAATAATGCAGATTTTAAAGGTAAGGTGACAGCGACTGAGGTTGCTGCTCAAATTATTTCGGCGAAGGAAGCAACATTCGATATTTTATATGCTAAACAATCTGTTGTTGATGAATTGGTAGTTAACAAGACAACAGTTAACGATTTAATTGCTAAAAAGGTAACGGCTGATCAAGTTGATACTATCATTCTTAATGCAAATTTAGTTAAGACTGATACATTAATTGCCAAAGTTATAGAATCAGATATAATTAATAGTAGATATGCTACTATTAATGCTATTCAAGCTGGTGGTATAACAGCTGGTAAAATTGCTGCTGGTAGTGTCGGTATTGATCAATTAAACAATACCATTGGTCGCATTGATACTCTTTCTTCAAAATTCATAATGGCTACTAATATTGCAAGTAGCAATTTTAATGGACAAGTCATTACAGATGAACTTGGTAATGTTACGAGTATTAATGTTGGTGATAAAGGTTATTATATGGATGCCGCAAGTGGCACGATGATTGTGAATAAACTCGTTGCACGCGAAGGTGTTATATCTGGAAAATATATTCAGTTTAATAAGGAGGGTGCATTTACGGTTGACAGTGCTGGTAATCTTGATGTTCAGGTTGACACAAGTACAATTGGTATAACTGCTGGTAAAATTTCTATTTTAAAAGTTCCGTCTACATCTATTGTTACTGTAACACAGGATATTAATTATATTGGTGGTTGTAATAACACAATATTCACACCAATAACAACGACGAATGGTCGTTTTCATTACGGCCAAGAAGATTTGCCTGGATTGGCGGGCCCGGCATCACCTGGACCAACCAAAAGTGATATTATAATGCGTTGGGATATTCTTGCAAATCCAGGTGGTATTGATGGCCCTACATATTTTTCTGGTGGTAAATTGCATAACTTCTCAATGATACTTAATTATGCTAATATTAAGAATGCAACCAATGCAACTGGTTTGGAAATAGCTTTATATGTATATTGGTCTGACAATCCAGACACTCTGACTAATAGTCCAAATCCGACGAAAACATCACTTGGTGTTGTTACTGCACCAGTATTAAAGCTTGGTGATAATACATATACTTTCCCTCCAATTGATCTTCCAATGCCAGAACCAACTAATCGCTACTTGCTGTTTGTTCCATCAGTGGTAATTAAAGCAAATAATAACACTTCCAGCTCTTATACTACGTCAGACCCAGGTGTTACTGCGACGGCAACTGTTGCTGGCACAGCAACAGCTTGGACAATTACAAAAGCATTATCAGGTAGTGGTTATTCTAATGCCCCCATAGTTACTATTACAGGAGGTACCAAGACAGTAGTGGGAACTGCCAGTGCTAAATTAGGGCTAACGAATAAAAGTTTCACTATTAGTAATCCTGGTAATAAGGTTTACTCCGTTGCTCCAACAGTTACAATTACTGGTGGTTCACCAAGTGTAGCAGCAACTGCAACTGCAATCTTAACTTCAGGAGTAGTTACTGGAATCAATATTACTAATATGGGTGATGGATACGGTGGTAATGGTGTAGTAGCTACTTTTTCTGGTGGCACCTCTGCTTCTGGAACTGTATCACCTACTGCTGTTTTCAATTCAGATGAATATGCTGTGAGTACAATTACAAAGCTCGATAATGGTACCTATACAGTGAAACCCACTGCTGCGACACTTAGCGCACCTCCACCAAGAAATGTGTATTCAACAAGTGGTTTCGATTATGTTGTTAATGGAGTGGTGACCAAGAGCACTATTGGAATTAGAATACCTGCTAATATAACAATGGCATTAACTGTAAGCGCAACAGGCACGATTACTTCATTTAGTAATCAATTTTCAAAGTTGCTAATCGCATCAGGAACAAAATTATCAATACCATAAATTAATGGAAACTAACAAAGTTATGCAAGAAGAGAATGATTGGATGAGAAATCGTATTCAAAACTATCAGCAATTTAGTGATCGTGATATTGGACATATCTATGATATGATTCAAAGTATATTGGATGCATATCCGGTAACACTTAAACCAGATGATCAATTAATTTTAGACCATCGCAAAGCTATTAAAGCTGCGTACCCAAAAGATCAATTCGTTGTTATAAATAATATCAATAATTAAAAACAATGTCAGCAATTATCACAGAAACTTTTAGACGGAATAATGCGAAATTATTCTTGGGCGACATCACTACTGGTACAAATAAATATTACGTCGGTCTTGGTAAATCAGAAGCATGGCCAACTATTGGTGGTGTTGCTGAAACTTCATCAAACTATAATGTCCCATTACCAACGGGGACAGCTGCTGATAGAATCCAGACTCTGAACAATCTCACTTCGTTGTTGCGTGTTGAGACTACACGTTCTGGATTGGTTATTCCTAATAACTTGCTGAAGACTGGTAGATCATTTAAGGCATATTCGCCTTATGATATTAACTCATTTTATCCTACTGGAACTGGCACAATTACATATCCATGTTATTTAAATAATGGTTCTCATATTTACATCTGTCTTCGTGCTGGTGCCTCTTATGCTACTACATTGCCTGCGAATACAACTTATGGAATCGAAACCACCGCTGATGGATATACTTGGGCTTATGTTGCTCCTCTAATTGCTGGTGCAAATGCATTCAATACAGAACAGTTTATTCAGATTTCTAGTGATAAATTAACTGGAACACCTAAGACAAATGCTCTTAATGCAACTGGTGGTCGACTATTTGGTTACACAGTGGTTAACGGTGGAACTGGTTATGTAAAAGCAAATACACGAATTTATCTTCGTGGAACAACCTCCGCTGGAGTTGATGTCAACTTGAACTTGAATCCATCAACTCCTGGTGTTGCAGATTCATATACTACATTTAATACTGGAACTGGTACAATCACCTCGATCAATCTTCCAGCATCGATTGCTAACTGGCCAACGCAAAATCTTAAAAATGCATCTATTGAAATCACTAATTTAAGTGGTGGAGTTGGTACTGGCGCGGTTGCATTACCTAATATTGCTCCACCAGATGGCTTCGGATATTCACCATCAGAAGATCTTCCTACTTGGTATGTTGGTCTTGGTGTATCAGCTTCTGGTGACATCTCTGGTGATGGTTTTTATATTCCTTATCGTCAAATTACTGTTCTAAAGAATCCAACGATTGTTGGTAATGTCACATTTGCCGATGCTGGCGACAGTGTTACACTACTAAGTCATGGATTTACAGCTGGTGAACAGATTGAGTTTTCAACGATTGTTAATACAACTGGTATTTCAACCAATACTACATATTATGTTGTAAATACATCTGCTGATACATTCCAGGTTGCAACATCACCTAGTGGTTCAGCTTTAACGCTAACAAATAATGGTTATGGCACACTTAAATATATCACATCTCTTCCAGCAAATGCAAGAGCACTTCAATATTTCCAGTTGACTAGCGCATTGACAGGTGTTACTGATGTCACTGGTCTTAAAATTACAGATGCATCTACAACTCCAGCAATCCCTTATGGATTCGCTGACTATTACGATTCTACAACACGGAGATTGTATTTCCATCAGAACTTTGAGTCAAGTTTTTCATTGATAAATGCATCAGGACAATTTAAAATTGTTTCTTCTGGGGGCACACCATCTTCTGCTATAAATTATTCTGGTATCTCTTCAGGTGAGTATGTCACTAACACTGGAGAACTTATCTTTACTGAAAATCGTAAGTCTATTGCCAGAGCTTCTGCTCAAACTGAAGAAATCAAAATCGTTATCCAATTCTAATGTCGATTACCACTAATAACACAACGTATCACGACGATTTTAATATCGCGGATCCAAATTCTGGAAATAATTTTGGCAAGACTGTAGATGATAAGAACTATCTTCGCATTCTATTCAAGCCTGGATATTCGGTTCAGGTTCGTGAATTAAATCAGATTCAGTCAATTCTTCAGTCACAGATCGATAAATTCGGTTCTTCTGTATGGAAAGATGGTGCTGCTGCTATCGGTGGTAATGTCTCTTTCGATAAAGACATTCTAAGTGTCGATGTCACATTTGGAGGAGTTGGTTCTACCCCAGTTGATCCTAGTGGTGTCACAAAGATTAGTTACGTTGCTACGGTTGGCGGTCTTGCAAAGGTTCTTTACGCAGACGTGATGGGATACAGTGTTCTGAATTCCTCGCTGAAACAATATAGACTTTATGTTCGATATTCATCGACCATTATTGATGGTGCGAATGTTATTTCGGTATTCCCGATTGGTGCGACAATTCAAAGTGGTGATACTTCAGAAATCTATGGAACTGCGACTGCCGATGGATATGCAGTAGGACTGTTCTTATCTAAGGGAGTGTTCTTCACTAAGGGTTCTTTCGTAGCAACTCCAGATCAAAGAGCATTCTATGATATTGCCACGCCAAATACTAATGTTAATGCTTTAGGTGTTCTGAATATCAATGAATCTTATATCACTTATAATAGCGATATTACTCTGGTTGATAATGCGAATGGAACACTCAACTATTCAGCTCCTGGTGCTGATCGATATGCAATCAATCTCACTCTAGGATTCCTCGATGCTGGTACAGTTGTTAATGCTGATAATACGATTAACCTTGTTACGATCAAAAACTCAGAGGTTGTTCTTGAAGCTAAGATTAGATATACGGATATTGATCGTCAGCTTGCTCAGAGAACATATGAAGAGTCTGGCAATTATACAGTTGATCCATTTAAGATCGATGTTCGTGAACTTTATAATGACGGAACTAATAACGGTAGATACCTAGGTGCCGAATTAGATAAAGCTGGATATGAAGTTCCAATCTCTGTTCCAGACCTTGCTGATGCAAAAACAAAATTCTTCACTGGTATCGAACCTTCGACTGCTTATGTAAATGGTTATCGAATTCAATCGCTTGAAAAGATCGGTATCATCGGCGATAAGGCTAGAGATATTTCGGATATTACGCCAGCAGCAACAAGTTCGACTATCGGTAACTATCTGACTGGTGTGTTTACTGGATCGGTTCCGTTTCCTGTTGCAACCTCTGTCTCTAATGTTTATAGCCTAAAAGATTCTGGTTCTACTACTATTGGAACTTGCCGTGTTCGTGCAGTTGAACAATTTGGTTCTTTATATCGTCTTTATATTTACGATATTAAAATTTCAAGTTTAACTAAGGGAATTTTCGATATTGCAAGTGTTACTGGTTTTAGCGTTGTATTCACCGTTGATGCTGCTGGAGCATTGCAACTGTCCTCGAATGATACTTCAATCTTTAAGCTTCCTTATGATACAGTTTCGAATGTAACTGATATTTCATACTATATCAAGAGAGACTTGAGTGCAACACTTTCTGGTGTTTCATCTTATACATGGACATTGACCGATACAAATGAAACCTTTGCTGATATTTCAACAGTATTAGTTAAGATTGCAAATGTTACTGTCACACCGACTATTGCTTATGGTTCTGGTGGAACTGATACTAAATCAATTGTTCTCACATTTGGATCATCGCAAACTGGTGCTCTTCAGGTTATTGCATCAGTTCGTGTTAAGGCGACTCTTGGTTCTTCAATCAGTGGTAAATCCAAAACTAAGACCACTGTCACTAACGAATCTTATACTCCTACGGCAGCGCAAACAGTATTTACTCTGAATCAAGGTGATCTATTCTCACTTGATTCGGTTAAGTTTGGTGTAACTTCTGGAACTGCTTTAATCGACTGCGTTGATATTACGAAAGACTTTGTTCTTTCCGATAATGGACAGCGTGATACTTATTACACTAATGGTGCTATTACATATAAAGGTTCGTCATCATTTACTACAGCAAATAGAATCTATGTAACTTATAAGTATAATGCTCATGGATCATCTGCTTATCAATTCTTTACGGCTGGTTCATATCAAGTAGCCGGTGGTTATTCTTATAGTGATATTCCATCATATAAGGGAACTCGTCTCTCTGATGTAATTGACTTCAGGCCATTGATTCTAGCTGGTTCTTCTGGAATTTCGATTCCTCAGGTTGATCCATTTAGTCCAATCGAATGCAATATACAGTGTTACTTATCTCGTATTGATAAAGTTATTCTGAATTCAAATTCAGAATTCTTGATCGTTCGTGGAACACCAGCTGTTTCTCCAGTTGAACCTGATATTGGTGCGAGTGCAATGAATCTTTACACTCTGAATGTTCCTGCATACACATTCAAGACTTCAGATATTAAGATCAACTATATCGATAACAAACGATATACAATGCGCGATATTGGTTCGATTGATAAACGTATTCAGAATCTGGAATATTATACTTCTCTGTCGTTATTAGAGAAGTCAGCAACTGATAAACCTATCTTTGATACTGGTGGTGCAAGATATAAAAATGGCATTCTAGTTGATAACTTTGTTGGTCATTCAATTGGCGATGTTTTCAACTCTGCATATAATTGCTCTATCGATAGTGCTAGCCAAGTTCTTCGTCCACACTTTAAGACACAGAATATCGATCTTGTTAAATCAACAGTATTGGAAGATTATTCTAATGTTTCGATCAATGAGAACACGATTACACTTGCATTTACTGAAGCAGAGTTGATTTCTCAACAACTCGCTTCTGAGACTGAATCTGTTAACCCATATGAAGTTGCAGCATTCATCGGTGATGTTAAATTAACACCTGCTACCGACGAATGGATTGAGGTAACAACTCGTCCAGATGTTATTATCAATGAAACTGGTGCTTATGATGCTTTTGTTCATCTCGCTGAAAGCACAAATGTTCTAGGGACTCAATGGAATAACTGGCAGACTTCATGGACTGGTGTGAATACATGGGATGTTAAACGAAAGAAGAAACGCAGTTGGTGGCGAGGTGGTTCATTCATGCAACCTGGTCATGCTTCTCAGACGCTCACTCAACAAGTTCGCACTGGAACAACTACTACTCTTGGTTTCACGGATGTTCAAGAAAATACTGGAGAAAGGATCATTGATATTTCCTTTATTCCGTTCATTCGATCACGTAAGGTTTATTTCAATGCTCGTGGATTAAAACCAAACACTCAAGTGTTCCCGTTCTTCGATGATATTGATATTTCTCTATATTCGATGCCGGTCTTAGATGCTGACTATATTCAGTTTGCAGACCGTACTGATACTAGAATATATACTGGATTGTTACCTGGAACTGCTGGTAGTCTTTCAGCTGTTGGTATTACTTCAGCACCGATTATTACTGATTCCAATGGATCAGTTAAGGGTGTGTTTACAGTTCCGAATAATAGTGCGCTGAAATTCAGAACTGGAACACGTAAGTTCAGATTGACTGATTCCGTTCGTAACATTCCGACTGAAGCCACAACATTTGCTGACTCCAATTATATTGCTTCTGGTTCGGCTGAGACTAGGGAAAGCACGATCATCTCTACTCGTACACCAGAATTCAGATATAATGCAGTAACTGATAGCAGAACTTTGCTTTCGCCTGTTACTACAGCATGGTATGATCCATTGGCTCAATCGTTCATTATCGGCAATATTCCTTCTGGAATCTTTGCTTCTTCGATTGATCTGTATTTCAGCTCTAAGTCTTCGTCAAGTATTCCAGTCTCAGCCCACCTAGTGATTGTTGAGAATGGTATTCCAACTCAAAGAATCGTCCCGTTCTCTAAAGTCATGCTGAATGCTTCTGAAGTTTCAACTTCAGAAAATGGTTCTGTAGCGACTAACTTTGCATTCTCTGATCCAGTTTATCTGGTAGCCGGTGCTGAATATGCGATTGTCGTAATCTCTAATGATCCAAACTATCGTCTCTGGGTTGCAAAACTTGGTGGAACCGATGTTATTACGAACAAGAAGATTGATAAGAATGTTTATGCTGGCGTGATGTTTATGTCACAGAATGCTTCTACATGGACACCGGATCAAAATCGTGACCTTAAATTTAAGATTAACAGAGCAGTGTTCACGACTGGTTCTGGTTCTGCTAAGTTTAATTCTCTGTTATCCACTGGAGTTGAGAGTGTAACTGTCACAGTTCCTGGTTCATACTCATCTACTCCTATAGTGCTCTTTGATATGCCTAGTGAATCATGGGGTGTTCGAGCAGAAGGGACGGCCACGATTAATCCGATTAACGGAGCAATCACATCGATCACCGTGACCAATAAGGGATCTGGTTATACAACCGCGCCTAATGTTAAGGTTTCAACAGTAACTGTTGGAACTGGCAATCTACTGACTGTTCCTATCTCAACATTCAATCTGACTCAACGATCAACTGAAGTTTCAGATACCTTTATCTCAAACTCTCTGTTGATGTATAGTAATTCATATGCTGTTGATAATAACGAGAACTATGATATGGATATGGTTTATACTGCTTCGGCAGCTGGAAATTCGCCTATCTTAACATCGACATTATTTTCTTCTAATGACTATGTTTCGCCAGTGATCGATCTTGATAACATCTCTTTACTTACTATTGAGAATGAAGTCAATAATGATATTACGAATGAGACAACATTAGATGCTGGTAATGCAAAGGCTAGATATATTACACGACTTGTTGAATTGAATAATCCAGCAGATTGGTTGAATATTTACGTTAATGTTAATCTTCCTACATCAACTACGAATATCAAAGTTTATGCCAAGTTCAAGTATTCGCCAACAGATTCATCTGGATGGAATTTAATTGAACCAACATTCCCTATCGCGCTATCATCTAATGATGAAGATTATAATGAAGTTCAGTATGCTTGGACACCAACGACATCTGCAAAAGCATTCGTTGGCTTCTCTGTCAAGATCGTTATGACTTCCGATTCAAATATTAACATCCCAACGATTAGAGATTTCCGAGCAATCGCAACTACTTAATAGAAATGGCTACTAACAAAAAGAGGCTCATTGTCGAAGAGAATCCTGTTCTTGAGCGGGATTCTCATTCGAAGGCAATTCTGAATACAGATTCATCAGCATACAATTATGCAATTCGTAAGAAGGCTATGCATCTTCAGGTTGAATCTAGGATTGAATCTATGGAATCCAGTATTGATTCTATTAAAGAACAGCTGGATTTAATTTTAAAAGCATTGAATAAATAACATCAATAATGGATACTTCAGAATTTACAGATTTTTCTACATTTACCACTGATGGCGTAGTTGTTTCGGACACGTTTAATGCTTGGCGTAAAAAAACTAACGGCATTATTAATGCTGTTAATACAAATACGTTATTGCCTAATGGTAGTATTACTCCGGCAAAGTTAAGCACTGGTGGGCCAAGTTGGAATTCTTCTGGAGCTATTACTGGTGGAGCTATTACTGCAACTTCATTGAATACTGGCTCTGGAACTATTACTGGTGGAGCTATTACTGCAACTTCATTGAATACTGGCTCTGGAACTATTACCACAACTAACACGGTTAATGCAAATGCACTAGCTATCGGCACAGCCAATAATAAATTTGTGGTATCATCTTCTGGTTCATTAATTACTGCTAATTCGATTACTGCAACTTCATTGAATACTGGCTCTGGAGCTATTACTGGTGGAGCTATTACTGCAACTTCATTGAATACTGGCTCTGGAGCTATTACTGGTGGAACCTTAACTTTGAGTGGTGGCACAGGTGAAATTTTAACAAACGGTGCAGTTAAATCAAATACTCTTGCTATCGGTACAAGCAACGATAAATTTACTGTTTCCAACGCTGGCATTGTTACAGCAACTGGAAATATAACTGCTCCTACATTTATTGGAAATTTAACTGGCACTGCATCAGCAGTAGGAACAAGTGGGGTATCTCCAGCGAGTTTAACATCGGGAGGTCCAGGTTGGAACTCTACTAGCACAACTCTTGGTCCACCAGTAGTGAGTGGAGATTATACATTAAATATTGGCAATTTAGCCAGAAGTAGTGATGGTCGATGCTCGATATTTATGGGTGCAATGAGCGGAGGTGGTAGCGGTACCTCGCTGATAAGAGAATCTGGATTAAATTCAGATTTCAGACTTATACAAAATGGTTCAGGTGTAATTAAGTTTGAGACAAATGGTGGCTTAAAGATTAATGCTGCTCCAATTCCAAATCCATCAGGAGACGCTCCAATTTATGGAGCAAGAGCGTGGGTTACGTTTTCCGCAAATGGATCATTCATTACAGGAAATAATATAGCAAGTGTTGCTAGAGCTGCTGGTGTTCCTACTGGGGCATATATTATAACATTTACTACAGCTATGCCAACAACCGCCTTTGCTGCTATTGTAACATCAAATCAGGCAGCACTGGCAGTTCCTAGTGAAGATGCATTTGGCACAATAGTAAGTCGATCTGTAAATAGTGTTACTGTTAAGTTTTCACGAACAAACACATCTGGGTCTTTCGTTGATATGGCTGGAAGTGTAGTTATCTTTTGCTAATATAAATACCAATATGGCAATCTATGCAGATCTATTCATTGACCAAGGGTCATACTTTTCGACCGTTATAAGCGTCGGGACTCTCGGGGCTTTTAATGTAGATCTTACTGATTATACCGCCAGAGGCAAGATCAAGAAATCATATTCTTCTAGTTCAGAAATATTATTCGATGTATCGATTCCTGATCCTGAGAATGGACAGATTATCATATCATTAGACTCTGATGCTACTGGTGCTATGAAACCAGGTCGTTATGTATATGATGTTGAAATCGTTGAAACTTCTACTGGTAAAGTTACCAGAGTTGTTGAAGGTCAGGTTGAAATTATGCCTGGAGTCACTAGCAATGCATACGTTGTCCCTCTTGATACCGTTTTAGATGGTGGATTTTATTAAAATTTAAACATATGATAGATACAATTATTCTTAAAAGATCTTCCACACCGAATAAAGTTCCTTTAATCTCGGATTTAGTATTTGGAGAAGTCGCGTTAAATTATGCCGACGGTAGATTATACTATAAAAATGCTAATAATAATATTAGTCAATTAAATCCAATACTCACTGGAGCGGCGTCATCTATTTCTACTGAAAACTTGACGTCATCAAGAGCATTGGTGTCAAATGCGTCCGGTAAAGTTGCAATATCAAATGTAACTTCTGATGAATTGGGGTATTTATCTAGTGCCACTTCGAATATACAAAATCAACTGAATAACAAAGCAAACCTTGCAAACCCAACATTCTCTGGAACAGTAGGTGGTATCACAAAGTCAATGGTTGGCCTGAGCAATGTAGACAATACGAGTGACCTCAATAAACCAATATCTACTGCAACTGCGACTGCATTAAACCTTAAAGCAAACCTTGCAAACCCAACATTCTCTGGAACAGTTAGTGGTATCACAAAGTCAATGGTTGGACTGGGCAATGTAGACAATACAAGTGACCTCAATAAACCAGTGAGTTTACTGCAGCAACAAGCATTGGACCAAAAGTCCAATAACGTTATTACAACTTTTACTCCAGTTACAACAGGTTGGTATAGAATTATTCAACACACGTCGGTTATTGGGTGTGTGTTAAGAATAACATCAAACAACGAGACTGAGGAGCGCACAACCGATGCGGAAGTAAGCATACATGTTGACAAAGATACGCGGGGCGTCATGAATCAGACACGACACAGCGCAAGAAAGGGCGGTCATGTTAGTATGCTTAGAGTTGCGCGAAATCAAAATGGTTTTGTTGTAGTCGATATTAATGTATCAACTGGAGGAACTCAAATTACCCTTGAGGCAGAAGGACTATTGTTTCCAGGATTTGTGCCAACAATTTCTCGGTTAGTTGATCAAAACATAACCGACAATGAAACAAATTTGGTTGATGACCTACCTCTTGCCAATGGTTTGCGATCAACTGGACAAATAGCATCGCACCTTGGATCATCCCGCGATCCTGGCACATCCCTTTCTATTGCAGGACGTGCTGGATATTTGCATGGGTTGAATTTAACAGCAGGTAGTCCTCGATTTACTGGTGCATCTGATCACTTTCATTTGTTTTTTAACGGAGCCTCTGGTGCAGGCTCTGGTCAGAGAACTGCACAAGGTGGTAGTTCATGGAATAGTTTTCAAATGCAAAACTCAAATTCCACGCTGACCAATGAAATTTTCCTTGGTGGTGTCAATTCATTCTTTTATGGCGAAAACGAGTTTGCACCTGAAGTTAATGGTGTAAGTATCAAATATGGCATTTCGACCGACCGAGTTGAAACAACTGGGAGTGGAGATGGGTCTGGATATCTTGGTCCAGTTGCTCCAGATTTCACAGCAGAAGTTGATTTTTGGTTTACATCTGATACTGGATTGCCAGAAGCAAATGTAACAATTATGGCAAACTTTCCGACTGGAGTTGCCGGAATTTCAGCTGCAATTTTACCTGGAATAGTTTTGAGTAAAACTTTAATTGCAACAGTTCCTGATGGAACTACAAACAAATGGAGACTGCGTGTAAAACTTTATGGCCTAAACGCAATTGAATGGAACAAAAGCCAGGCCACGGCATTTTCTCCAAGTGTAGTTTGGCGTCTATCAACTACGCCAAATGCGGTGGCAGGAAACCAAAGTTTGGCGGTGCATCCTACACGAAGAGATAAAGTCATTGCTACATTTAACTCCCCTCACGGTTTATTTGTAGGACAGGTGATGGTATTGCGGCTTGCAACACAAACATGGGGCATATCAGCTGGAAGTTATTCTGGTTGTATAACAAAAATTATATCAGCGAATTCATTTGAAATGAAGGTTGGTATTGTTAGACAAGAAAATCCGTTTGAAGCCAGTGCACGAGAGTACCTGTCAACATACAGTGGTCTACCATCAAACACATTGCGAGTTCCTTCGCATAACTTTAGCGATGGAGAAGCTGTTCGAGTGCGGGCAATTGGTCAACTTCAAACTGGGTTATCTGAAAATACAACCTATTACGTGAAGAGACACTCCAGCCAGCCGGCACATTGGATTCAGCTATTTAATAATCAAGCACTAACAAACCTGGTCACCTTTACAAGCACAAACAAATTTGGTATATATACCATTTATACTGAGGCCTACCCGGCTCCCTTAGCAGCTGACAACTGGTCAATTCATCGCGGCAATCGAGATCCTGTTCACCAGCAGACCATTTCCGATGTCGGCTGGAGAATGAACCGCAATGTATTTGGTGATCGGCGTGGACTTGCAGCCGGAACAATTGCGCAAGTCACACTTGGTGGGCTGTGTGATATTCCTTATTGGATAACTGGCTCATTGGCAGCTGGATTTAATTCTTCGGCTGAAGCTGACTTTTCATATTCGCTTGGAAAAGACTTGCGCAATGTAACACCAGAATCAGTTGAAATTGGCGTAGATAACTCCTTTAAATTAAGAGTAACAACAAATAAAGCATCACTAATAACAAGTGGTGTTGAGTCGCAATTAATAACATCTTTACCTACTGGAGCAACAATTTATGTTGATTCTGGTGCGGGTGTTGGTACAGATACTAGAACCTCACTTAGTAAGTATGATTTATTCAAACCATTCGCCACTATTGGCGAAGCAATGGCTGCATCTGCTACTGGAGACACAGTCCGTGTTCGTGCTGGAACCTACTCGATCACAAGCACGATCAATCTTAATGACGAAGGAAACCTGCATCTTGAAGAGGGCGTGGTTGTAAACTGTAATGTTGCTAACGCACCCGTTTTCACTCTATCGGTTGGTCAATCCAAAGTAATCAGTGGAGGTGGTCAGTTCAATATTTTAGGATCAACAACCAAATTCTGGCAGCAGTCTGGTGGCACAACTTCCAATCAACTGTGTTCGATTGAATGCTATTCAATTCTGACAATCTCCAACAGCGCAAGAATCTTTGACGTTTCAACTGGTGTGCTTGTTGTTGAAGCGGGAACTGTTTATGCTATGACTTCAACAATCGCGTATTGTGCTGGAACCAGCAGCAATGTAAATTACAGAGTTCCTTTTACTTATTGCGCTAGAATGGTTGACATGCCAACAAACAATTCCTACGCACAGTTCAGTTGCGTTTGTCAGACGATCCAATGCTTTGGAACAATATGCTTTCGAGTTGTTGGTGGGACTTTAGGAATTGACTACGAAACCCTTGGTGATCCAGCTAATAATTGCACATTCTTTTCATTTGAATATGGGGATAGTATTGTAACTAACATAACAACTATTAGGGGTGGGCGTGCAATCACTTATTCAAGTAATCCGTGCATAAGTTTCACAACAACAACTGGAACCAACAAGCTTTTGCGACTTTACGGCGATCCGTTTTTCTATACTGGTAGTGGAACAAATTCAATTACTGCCACTAGCGCAAGAACTGTTCTGTCGTCATCTGCAAGCTCGAATAAAACATTTAATTCGAATGTTACTATCGTAGGAAATTATCTCGTAAATGCTGAGCTTGTTTACTAGCATAAGATCAACTGCTGCGATAACAGGAAAATTGATAGTTACTGGATTTTTGCACTAATATAATGTGACGTATATTGTGTATAATTGATATAAATAGCACTAATGGATAATATCTCCGTCAAACTTGCACCACAGAATCCTTTACGGGTCAATGTTTCTCAAAATCAAACAGGGCAAGTGAATACTAATACTCGGCATACAGTATCATTGACAACTGATACTCTCGTATATGAAGAGTATGAATTGTCCAATATCACTGCAGCCAAAACTTATTCATTATTGAAGGTTTATACTTCGGCTCCGTGCTGGATAACTTTATACAATACCGATGCTGCTAGAACTGCTGACCTTACTCGTACAATTAACGATGATCCATTAGTAGGAAGCGGGGTGATTGCTGAGTTTATCACCACTGATGCTCAGACACAATACTTAACACCAGCCGTCATCGGATTCAATGATGAAAACCCAGTTACAAATGTTATCTTTGTAAAAGTAGTTAATACTGACAATACCGCTCGTAGTATCAATTTTAGTTTAACTTACTTAACCTTAGAAGTATAACATGAGTAATTTTTTTGGTATTCCTGGCCCTGATCAAAGAGAGTATATCGTGACCCTTCATTTTATGAAGGATTCCGATTCTTTCTATGAAGACATGGAAACTCCTGGAGGTAACTTATACATACCAGATCGCGTAGTAGAATGCACGAATCGTAGAACGATTAGCCGCAACACTCATTACATGTTGACGTATGACGAGGCCAAAACGATATCACATGATCTTCGTGTTCTAGCAGTAGCAATTGGCAAAGAAGGACTTAAAGAATTAGGTGTAAAGACTATAACGAATGGGTATAGTCAACAATCTGAGTATTTTAGTAAAGAGAACATCAATGATGCAAATAATATAAATTGGGGCTTCATTCGATCTTCATCTAAAACACCAATTCAAAATTGGGGTAGTGAAGGAATTCCTGTTTTATCTTCTGAATTTAAAGTTGATTCTTCTGGTAAGAACGTAGATGTATTCATTGCCGACGATGGAATGCCATTTCCGCATACTAAAGAATATATGCAGAATGCCGATGGCTCAGGTTTTACTCGTATGGTTCAGCGTAATTGGGCAACGCATCAGCATGAGAGTAATCCAACATATAATGGAAGTTACTTTGATACAATTATAAGTGAAGACATCAATAATGTAACGCAATTTCCTTCATTTCAGGATCATGCTGCACACGTTATGGGTACTGCTGCCGGCAATACTCAAGGATGGGCGAAAGATGCAAATATATATAATCTGTTTGTGTTAGAACTAAATGAATACGTAGATTTAGTTCGGCTATTTCATAGAGATAAACCAATAAATCCCAAAACAGGATTTAAAAATCCAACTATCATGAATAATAGTTGGAGCGATGTTTTATATGCGAATTCTAAACAAATATCTAAAGTTCATTTTAGAGGTACTGATTACTTTCCATCCGGTGGTTCTGGCCCATATAATTGGATTTGGGATGATGCGGTGCTTGCATCGTTTTTGATAAATCCATATTTTGTAAATGGTAATCCTGAAAAATATTTCGATGTACCTTGGGTTGAGGGCAAAGAATGGTTAGCTGCAGATTTCATTGATATGATGAATGAAGGGGTTGTAGTATGCGCATCAGCAGGAAACACAAGTTGGTACATAGATAAAATTGGTGGTCCAGATTATGATAATTATTTTACAACTCCTCAATCCGTAAGTAATGTATATTATAATAGAGGAGCTGTTCCGCATGGAGTAGATGGTGGTAGTGAAGATAACCGAGTCATATGTGTAGGTTCATTAGGAAATCATGCCGGTGCAAGTGATTATTATAATCACGGATCTTTAGGGGCCACGGCAATATCGGAGATTGATTATAAGGCAGAATATACTAATTTTGGCCCTCGTATTGACGTATATGCTCCGGGTTCATCTATTATGAGTATTCATAAAGTCTATCCTGATCAGACATGGGGATATGGATTAGTTGGTGTATATGACAATCGTTCACCATTTAATGATCATATAAACGGGGTGTGTATAGCCAGAGGTACAAGTATGGCTACGCCGCAAGTAACGGGAATGCTGGCCTGTCTTGCCGAAAAATACCCACGAATGAATCAGAGAATTGCCAGAGAATGGATTAAAAACATTTCGTTGCCTACTCTTGCAAGTACAAGTGGTGGTGCAGGAACTGATCCGACTGATGCAGGATTTGGAGTGAGTGCGGAAAGCGCAAACAATATAATGTTCAATAAATCAGAAAGAAATACTTCTTATGACGAAGGTAGTCAATTTCTTTCAGTTACTTATCCAAAGACATCTAAATGGATTCGGCCAAGTTCAGGAGTAGCATATCCAAGAGTCCAAAGATTACATAATCGTAATCATACAACTGAAATATCATTATCTTGTTCGCATACTGTAGTAAGTAGAGGAGAAACTTTTTACGTAACGCTTAGCAGTAATACCAATTTAAGTGAATTAAAAGTTCCATATATCATTACTGCGATTCCGGTTGAAGTTGAAGGCAACCTATACAACTTCAATTTTGATATGCAATCTGATTTTTTTACTCCTGATGACTATGCATTTTATTCTGCTAGTGTTGTTCCGACACTCAAAAATAATCAGGCAGACATTAGCATTGATCCGACCGGTGTCATTACTTTAGAAAATGGAGAATATGTTCTTCCAATAACCGTAACTAATAATAGTATCAGCGCGGCAAGTAATAAGCATCTTAATTTTCGATTAGATTATTTTGGAACTCCATCGATTACGGTTCTTCTAAAATATGATGATAGTATATTTACCTAACAGCAGATCAGCATCATATCTATGGTCTTCCATTAAGAGGATGGTATTGGTTTGATTCAGAAGAAGAGGCAAAGTCTTTTTTTAATATTAATTAAGCTAGTGTTTATCAGACAATAAATATTATAAATACAAACATATATGAGTGTTAATGCATCAAGAGTTTACGATTCCGCCACAAGATATGAATCAGTCGTTTATACATCAGGCGTTTATAGAAATGCTGCCGATAAAAGTTTTAAGGGTATTCTTATTTCTTCAGATGGTAATTTGACTATTACTGGTTGTGATAATGTGCAAATTACATTTCCAGTGACTGCTGGTTTATACCCATTTGCTGGTAATAGCATTATTCAGTCTGGAACTACTGCTGGTATTGCAGTCGTATTATATTAAATTATGATTAAACTAGGAATTAACCTTTGGGGTAAAGCGAAAGAACCAGATGGTCTCTCGCTTGACCTCCAATTTGCAGCCGACAAGACGCTCACAGCGCGCAAAGGTCCGACACCTGTTTTCTCAAGAGGAAGTTCAGGTACGTTTGTTAATGCTAACGGATTGATTGTTGGGAAAACAACTGTCTTGACTTTATCAAACCTCACGCCGAGTAGTCAAGCCATTGGTAGTCAAGTCAGCGTAATTGTCTTTTCTGGGTATGTTGCTGGGTGGGTAGTTGGTCAACCTATCTCTTTAATTGTGGACACTGATGGGCAGGATGATCCAGATGCTACCGAATTGTGGTTACTTGGAAACATTGTTAGTATCGTGGCGGGTATCTTGACTTTTGAGGTCACATCAAGAACGGCTCAGGCAGGAAGCGCATTAAGCTGGACTCTAGGCTATCGCGGCCCACGCTTCGACCACGATCCAGTTACGCTTGCTTGCAAAGGATTGCTGATTGAAGAGTCAAGGACGAATTTTGTCCTTAACTCTGATTTATATTCCAGTGCCACCCCTACAAATATCACCGCAACAACAATTACTGGAACTTCGGTGACTGGTTTAAGCCAGATTAGGGAGTTGTCACTTACTTCGTCTGGTCTTTTTACTGGTGTTCAAGCTAATCTCACAGGGACAGGAACAGGAATCAAGACGCTATCTGTTTTTATAAAAAAACCACCAGCTAACGCCGCGCCATATTTTACTATCGGCTTTGCTTCATCTGCGGTTCAGTATGCTGGAATACAGGTTACAATGACTGGATCAACTCCTGTTGTCAGCGTTACCAGCACGGCAATTGGCGGGTTTTCTGTTGTTTCCAGTTCAATTGAAACTTTTCCGAATGGCTGGTATCGTATTTCAGTTGTTGTCAATGGAGTTCCAGCTAGTTGCTTCGCCACGTTGTATCCATCAAATGCCGCTTGGGATGGAATTAGCGATATTAGGCAAACACTTGTAGCATCTGGCACGAATTTGATTTATATCTGTGGAGCACAAGTAGAATCTGGAGCCTTCCCCACCTCCTACATCCCGACGACTACAGCTTCCGCTGCGCGTTCCGCGGATCTCTGCACGATTACCAGCAGTGCGTTTAACAGTTTTTACAATCAGAGTGAGGGTACGTTTTTATCAAAAACTCAATTATTCTCGATTGGTAATGATTACAACGCTAGCTACTGGAATGTATTTAACGGGGCAATTTCAATTTATATGCGTATAAGCGTGTTTGGTCAGACACCTACAGTTGAAAATAGCTTTTTACAAAACGATGCTTCTACTCTAAATTCAACTGTTTCTTCACAATCATCGCGAATATCGAGAGCTGCTGGGGCGTACCAACTGAATAACGCAAGATTAGTGAAAAATGGAACGCTTGGAATTCTGGATAATGCATTTACTCCGTATTCTAATCTTATTTCGCTCACTATCATGTCACAGGCATCAGGCACGATGGAATCATTGCGCTACTACCGCAAACGCCTTCCAGACGCCAAACTCCAAACCCTCACCGTATGATCGATTACCTCCTAAAATTCCCATCAAAAGACGTAGCGATCCAATTCGGAGCGTCCACTGGTCTGGCATCTCAAGATGAGAATGGTGAATGGCAAGACTCAACGGCAACCCACAACCACTGCCTGCTTGAGATCGGAGAATACAACGGATCGGATTACTGGATCCTGTATCGTGATTACTCCAACATTGACGTTCCAGCCGGAGCGGATCAATTTATTTACTGGTGTTCTAACTCTGGTCAA